TTACCCCGGCGTGTAGTTCGCTATGGCATTTACGGCACAGCGGAATAACAAACAAATCATCAGCCTTTGTTCCCATCCCTCCCAGTCCATGACCAATGATGTGATGCGGATCATCTGCCTGATTACCACACGTCATGCATTTCTGCGTTTTTACCCAACGCGTGTATACAGGCATCTCTTCCCGTCGTGGTTTCTGGCGCTGGAGATACTGAGCCGGTGACTCCGGATCAACGGCAATGCTTACCACCGTCTTTTCCTGTGGCGGGTTTTGCTGGTGGGCGTGAGGCAGTAGCGCAATATTTTTTGTGCGCTGCTTCAGCATGCTGGTGGCGGTCTGCTCTCCCGGCACGATGTCGCTCTCGCGGTATACTGAGCGAATTTTTTCCGCGCGTAATCCCAGTGAACGACGTAACACCGTCTCCGGTAGTGCGTCCGCTACGTTATTTATGGTTGCCCACCAGGATAATTCAGCCAGCGATAATTCCCGCTCCTGCGTGCCATTCATTGCGTGGCGGATGACATCAATCATCCATGCTGACAGGTTTTGGTGAGCAAGCTGCCCGAGTGATTCGGAAGTCTGGTTACGCAGCTGGTTGTCGCAGTGCCAGCACAACACCATCGCGCCGGTACCGTAACGATGTATGACGGTTTCACTGTGATGGTAGTCACCATGAGGCCACTGGCAGGATTTAATGTGGCGTAACAGCCAGTCAGACAATGCACCAGCACCACCAGCAGCACGAATCACCCGCTCATCGCTGAAAAATGGCAGTAATGATTTATCCTCCGCCAGCGGCTGGCGAACAGCAGGAACGACTCCGGACGGCAGAGCGCGCATGCTTTTCGGTTCCGGCTCCACCAGAACTCGAGGGTTATGAAATACCTGCATGGATTCACGGCCCGGTTTTAGCACCACCAGCCCAAGTTCCGGTACCGGAACAGGTCGAAGTAATACCCGCACGTTACCTCCAGATGCGTTGCTGGAATGTGCGGGACGGACGCGGTGGGCGTTCGGAATAAGGGAGCCTGACATAGATTATCCAGTGACGATAATCGAGGCTGAGGGCTTTCTTAATCTCGTATCCGCGTCTGCGGTAGTTATGAATTAGCCATTCGGCCTGTTCTTCAGTACATGGTGGGTGTTGGTACCAGTCGGTTTTAAATGCGTGTGAACGCCGCCCATGCCGGATGGCAAGGTCGGTATCAGAATTGTGAAATTTGGTTTTGTGCACCATCTGTTTTCTCTGCTGGCGCAGCAGGTGTCAGGTGTTCAGGCTGACGTGCGAATTGTAAACCAGAATGCCAGGAAAAAACAAAACCCGCCGAAGCGGGTTAAGTGCGGGTGCGTTGAGGATGCCTGACTCATCAGAGGTGGCGAGGGATTTCTCCCTCGCCTGGTCTCTTACTCCTCAGGTTCGTAAGCTGTGAAGACAGCGACCTCCGTCTGGCCGGTTCGGATTCGTACCTCGCAGAGGTCTTTCCTCGTTACCAGTGCCGTCACTATGACGGTTAAACAGATGACGATCAGGGCGATTAACATCGCCTTTTGCTGCTTCATAGCCTGCTTCTCCTTGCCTTTCGGCACGTAAGAGGCTAACCTACATGTGCAAAGCATGAAATTGGCCTCAGATTAATGTTAAGCGTCTTGCCGGACGCGTAATGTTAACTGGGGCTTTTCTCTATCTGCCTTTTGGTGTTCATGCCTGAGGCAGATAGCCTCAAGCACCCGCAGCAATTCTAACTATCCAATAGATCAATGCCAACTTCTTTTCCTGCAACATCTCTCATCAGAAGTGACCCAAATTCATCCAATCAGCACAAAAGAAACATTTAAAGCGTGAATGCTACCGAACGTTCATTTCAATTACATCGTTTTGATTTTTAACAGTTTTCACCTCAACAAATCAAATGGCATTAGCATTCATCATGGAAGAAAGACTGATAAAAATGATCATTTTCAATGACTTATGATCACACCGGGTATTGCCAAGTCATTCCTTTTACGCCAGGATACCCACAAGTGAGTAGTCGAGGAGAGTTTGCCAATTTTTGCGATATAAATTTCAATGTCCGAAGAACCATTAATTGTTAATTGATTCTGTATAAGGTATTAACATGACAATTTCATATATTCCTATTCTGAAAGCGAAACGTTCTGAGTTATCAGCTTTATCGCAGCTATCCATTGAAAAGAAATCAAAAATTTTGCCATTACTCGAAATTGAACCAGTGCCAATTGACCCTGATTCAGGTATTGCCTTAAAGAGTTATAACGAGACTCTTATAGAGTTCGGAAAGAAAGTCTCAAAATCTTGCTCAGATATGCAAGGTGTTTATATTGATGGATTATTAATTGAAGAGCATTTTATTTCTCCTGAAGATCATTACCCTATAATAAATGCGGTTAATCAAGTTAGAGATATGGAGATAAGAGTTATTCCTGTCAGTTCACCAACTCGCCCATCTAACTATAAAAGAGCGATTGATGAATTAATGCAGAATGAAATATGCTTGAGATTAACCACGTTAGATCTGGTTAACCCACAATTAATAACGCATTACATTAATCATCTGGGAATTCCTTTATCAAATATTGATATAATTATTGACTTAAGAGATGAGTTAACCGAGGATAAAATTAATTCCGGCGAACTATATACTTTGGCAATGGGATTGATAAACAATCTGGCGCACCTCAATGAATACAGAAAAGTGATTCTTTCTGGGGGTTCATTTCCTACAGATCTCAGTGATATTTCTGTTGGTCTATATTCTCAACCTCGAATCGAGTGGATTTTATGGCAGAGTTTAATGAATAGAAAAGAACTTGCCAGAAATGTGATTTATAGTGATTATGGAGTACAGCACCCCGACTTTAATAGGCTTTCGACGCGATTCCCTAGCGTATCTGCCAGCGTCAGATACTCTGGAGATAATGACTTTTGGGTATTTCGAGGAAGAGTAGCTAATCGCTTTGGTTATGAACAATATGGTAAACATAGTGAGGATATTCTTGCTCATCGAGAATATTCAGGGCCTACATTCTGTGCGGGAGATAGAGACATAGAATATTATGCAAACGAGTATCAAGCCTACAAAGCCAATCCCTCTGGTAACTATAAATTTGGTAGCCCAGAGGTATGGCGTAGGATTGGGCAAAACCATCACATAACTAAGGTTGTTGAGCAACTCGCCACTCTTTACGGGCTTTAAGTTTAACTCGAACAGCTTCACGAAGCTCGCCAACATCCATACTATTGGCGAGTTTTGACCATAAGACGCGTTTAGGTTTATTTTTCAAATTCTGTAGCTCCCCTACATCACTTAATAGGGAAAGCAATTCATCTTTCCAAAGAAGCATTGTTAAGGAAAGTTTGTCCACTTGTGGATTCAACTTGCTAGTTCGAATTGTTTTTAAATGGATACCTTGCCGTGCACCTTGCGTAACTTGCTTTATCCCCCACCATGATGGAACTATGCTTAAAGCATCATAAAGATGGCAATCAGAGACAACCAAAGTTACTTTATCCATCACTGATGAGTAATGTTGCACCTGCGCTGGTAATCTGAGCAAGTTATCACTCTTGCTCTTCAACTCATAACCATGTATAAGCCCATTGATCACTGCTATATCAGCTCTGCTAGCCCCTAGATTCATCGTAAACTCATCAATGATTAGGGTGTCAGGATCTTTATGATGATCTCTCAGAATCTTGGCATGCACAGCCTTTCTTACATCAATGTCTCTCATACCATAGTTGCGCTTTCATCGACTCTCTCAAGCCATGATTCTATATCATGGTTCGCATGAATGCCATTTGATATGACCAGTGGTTAAACATTGCACAGAAAAGTGGATGTGTATTTTAACAAAAGCAATGACGGCTAACCATGTTGGTATGTCGATAAAATGTTTCAACGTAAGCATTATCTGTTCCGCCCTTTCAGACGGCCTCCTGATGTTCTGAGGGTGCAGAATCCCTCCGGTTAAGGGTTTAATAAAAATCGTTTCTGATTTAAATCTTCAGTATTTAGTTGTTAGTCGGTTTATAGCCTTTATGCTTCGGCCTTATTTCTCAGCCATACACAAACCGGGCCATCTTCGGTGTCATGTATTGAACCAATAAACCATCCATTGCCCTCTGGTCGTTCCGGTTCCCATGCAGAAATATCAGCATCACACGCATCAAGGTCAGCACATCCTTCATCTCTGAAGCAGAGGACGTATTGAAGATTATTTTCCTCCATCCAGGCGTTAAACTCTTCCGTTGAAATATATTCCCGACCGTCACAGAATTTTTCATATTCAGGATGCGTCCAGCAGCCATATTCATCACGTACTACTGGTATTTCTTTAATTTCATTCATTTCTGTTCTCCCACGTTTTCAGACTTTCACCACAGAACGGACAAAATGAAACCCGAACTGGTAATTTAGAAAATTCACCGGAACGCAACATCACAAAATCAGGACCGCGAGTTAAACTCTCATTCCAGATTTTGTATATCAGCAGACCTTTTCGCATCGTGTATTCAGCATCATGCTCAAGGGACTTTGCCAGTGCTGCACATGGTTCTATCTTGTTGCCATTAACCTGGCATTTTGATTCACTCACCGCACCACCTCCTCAAAATTCCCCTGATAAAACGCCAGTACGCGCTGCATAACTTCGCTCTTCCGGCACTCGAGACAGATTATGTTCAGACGCCTGTCGTAGCGGCGTATTTCGCCATCTGGTAATGACCAGATAAGGTCCGGATCAACCGCAGATGGTTTCTTCGGCTTTGCCCTTGAGAGCTTTTTACGGGCATTTTGCCAGTCCTTACGCGCCTGTTCAGACGGGAATAACCCGTAACCAGAGTTGTATACATCGCCACTGGCAACCAGCTCTCTGGCCAGAACGCTCATCAGATATCTTGTTGCCCCAGTTTTAGTTTCCAGTTGTCGTAACGTCTCGCGCCCACTCTGGCGTACGAGTTCAACAACCTGCCCTTTAATTTTTTCCCGCTCTTCTTGTGTAAAAACTTTTGCCACAAGCCCTCCTGAAAATTACCTCATGACCAGAAATTAACACTTACCCCCTGAAGCCCGGCGGAATTTCAGTGTCCGGTTCAGAAATGTGATTCACGCAACGCTGCGCAGGCGAACGCCCCAGGCGGATAACCAGTTCATCCCATTTTTCCCGGAGTTTTGCCGGACTCATGATGTTTTTTACCCAGAACGAATCCCGCTGGAGACGCCCAAACATTTCACAAATTTGTCTGTGAG